CGTTTTGCCGCCTTCTCTTGTTGATATGCGGCGCTCTTTTTTATAAGGTTATACACCTTTCTCAAAGGATTCTTAGCATACTGGACAGCTTCTCGGTTGTCTTCGTCACTAGTAATATATCTTTCAATATTCTCGGCAGTGACGACATCTTTAATGTCAGGGAACTCAATTGCAGTCTCAAGAGCTAGGATCTTAGTCTCCCTTTCGGAGATCTTCTGATCATAGTTAGTCATTTTCTTCTGCATAGAGTTGAAAGCTTTGAAGAGCTTCTTCCCATCTGGGAACTCTTCGCGCTCTAACTCAGCAAAATCAAACTCTTCTTCGATAGCCTGTGGTTGTTGTCTTTGTTGCTGCTGCTGCTGCAACTGTCTCTCGAAGTGTTCTCTCTCGACTTGCGCCTTCATTAACTGTCTTTCTAGATCATCCTTCTGACGACGAAGTTCCGCAAATGATTGTTGCGGTGACTTCTCATGGGTTTGCACTTCCTGGTTAGCCACTTCAGGATTGTTTGGGCTATTATTAGTGTCTTCCATGCTTTCCTTTGAGATAGGCGAAATCTCATTTTGCGCCGATTTTAGATAGGGATTAGCTAAATCCTTTGATTTTGGTATAGACAATGATTTAATTTAGGGCAATAAAAATTAGGTTCATATGACTGATGAGATTGACACGTTCAAATACTTTATGGCTGCTGAGAAGGTATCTAACATGATTCATACGATAGAGCAGGCTTTAGAATTCTTCTATGAATATTCTATAAAGCCTGATGACGAGGTAAAGATAGTTGTAAGACCTATTATAGAATCCCTAAAGACTTGGATTGAGAAATGATTACTCTACCTTCCCATCCACAAAGTAATCCTCTAGATGCTCTAGTTTGTCACTTACATACTTCCTTAGCATACGCACGTAATTAGCATCGAAGTCTTTGGGATTCTTTAGGATATGATTTAGTACTTCCTGTTTCGGAATACACCACTGGAAATCCACCTTACCGCCATCTTCAACCTTCCATAAGTAGTGATCGTTACTTTGATAAGGGCTAGGGCGAGTCCGTCTGCATTGCGGATATATGTGTAGAGTATTATTTGCATACGGTTCCTTTTGTATCCAAATGTGTATGTAATAACGACCAGTTACGCCATTTTCGTAGTTTTTCTGAACCGCTTCTTCGATTATGCCCTTGAACTGAGACATGACTGCTTCGGTGGTTTCACCTACTTCTTGAAACTCAGTTTTCTTTGCGGCCTCGAGCATAAGCTCACCGTATGTTTTTTTGCTATTTTTAACCATATGTCCCTCAACTTATATGAGAACAACATACATTTAATTTTTGATTAGATCAAATTAAAGAAAAGCCACGGTGAGGAAACCGTGGCAATGTAAGATTAAGCGAGAGCTTTCATACATTTAATGTTAAGACTAGCAATTGTAATAGGAAATACGCTTCCAGTTACGCTAGGATTAAGATTAACTGGAGAAACTGAAGTGTTTCTCAGTTTGAGAACATCTCCAGCTTTAACCTCAATCATCACTTCAGAGGTACTGTGAGCGGCATCATCGCCGGGAGCTTGCGTGTACCCTGAGTAAATCGACCCTGGAATTAAAATTCCATTTAACCAGAACCCAAATGACCATGATGGGACTGGTACTGGAACTGGAGTAGTGATACGTGCTTGAAGAAGCCAAGCAAGATTATAAATACCATGCTTCAGGAATGTAATAGCTCCTGTCGATGCTGCTAAAGATAGATCAAAATCTCCAACAGAAACTGCATTTTGTTGGTTGAAAGTAACCGTATCATTTGCTGAACTGTAAGCGCCAATGATTTGGGCTACAGAAGAATAAATGTTAGCATAACGATTGCAGCAATCATCACCACCACCACCACCACCGTCACAATCTTTACCAGGAGCTCCTTGAAGACCCTGTATACCTTGTGCACCTGTTAGACCCATTGCACCTTGAGGACCAGCAACGCCTTGAATACCTTGAAGTCCTTGTAAGCCTGGGACGCCTTGTTGTCCTTGAGAACAACCGCAGCAACGCTTAGATTCCATATCTTCTTTACACATATTGCCTCTCACATTAGTGTTAAACTGATAAAAACCAATAATATTGGTAGTTAATTTGAACACTATGCCAATTTTTTATTTATGGCAAATATTTCAATTACAGTCGAATTCTCCTATACACATATCTTCCATGGCGTCAAAAATATTAGCGAAAGGCTCAGTGCAGTCTTGATAAAAGTTTCCATTTCGACAGCACCAATAGCAACCTTCTTTTAGGGCTTCGACTGTAAATAGACATAGCCACTGACAATCCGGTCTCTTAAATGTTTTTCCACACCAGCAATTAGCTAAGAAAAAAGCCCTATCACACCTACATTTACATCCATTTATTGCGGTTGCGGAATCAACGATGGCTTTTTTTTTTATCACCCACATGTTCGGAAGAATCTTAAAATCAGCTTCAGACTCACATTGACCCGATTTTATCATGTAATTCTGCATCATTTTCTTATAGCATTCACATTCGGGTATATTCCTAATGATGATCTTAGTGTCGGTGTATTCTATAATCGGATTGAGGTGATTTTCTTTTACGATGTTGAAATTCTTGTAGTATTCCTTGTAATTTTCTAGCTTTACATACACTAGACAGCGTGTAACATATGCAGTCTTATGATCTTCACCTATCAAATTGAGTTTGATGGCCTTATCAGTATCTGATATGCATTGCTCATCCATGTTCACTAATAGATAGAGTCTTGATCGATCGATGTAAGGACGTGCCTGAATATCTCCACTCTTCTCCATCTCTCGGATAGCATTTGTATAGAATTTCTCTGCATTAACGTAATCTTTAGATTCTTCGTATTCGATAGCTTGGATCCAAGTATCTCGCCATTCTGCGTGAATTTGACATGTGAATAGAATAAATAAGAGTAAGAACTTTTTCATATGACCTATGTAAAGCGGGTTTACATTTATGATATCATGTTTAAGATATATCTACAACGACTATCGAACCATTTTGGCCCCACCCATGTAAAGCGAACGATTACTATGGGTTGAACCTTGTTGTGGTGACTTCACATATCCAGATTGTGGCTTATGAAGATTTGGCAATTTCTTGATCTTAGGTGGTATCATTGTCATTTATGCATTCCCTTTAGTGTCTTAGCCAAAACAGCACGCTTTTTTAAGATCGGGTTCTTTGAATGCTCTGCCTTCTCTATTTTTTCGATAGGAATCTTCTTCCCAGGCGATACATGCAAGCTTTTGTGCAATGCTCCAGGCTTCTTGATGGCCTTTTGAATGAATTTGTTCGCCATTATCTATTTCCCTGGCGGTTATAGCTCTTATCGATTGGCAATGGTGGCAATCCTGTATTGCGATATCGGGGGATTTCACTGCTGAGGTTTTTATCGCGTGGTACACTTGGTTTCTTAGTCTCTTTGATGATCTTAATATTAGCCATATAGGTCCTATGTAAAGCCGCTTTACAAAGAAGAGTCTCGTAACCTTCCGCTCACCGTCCGGATCTAACACTCTTCTTAATTTTACTTATTCATCATCTTTTCGCGTGTGTAAGGACGCGTTGCGAGTGAATGCTCATCTTTACGATCGATCTTTTCACGGATCTTCTCATATGAGTTAGATGCACCTGCTGGTGGCTTTGGATCGACGTTCTCTTTAATCTTAATGTAGTCGGCTCCAGAGTTACCTTTGCCGTCATGGTCCCCATGAGAGGTGTTTTTATGGCTGTGCATTTCGCACTCCTTGGTTTTCTTTTGTATCTTGCCCGTTTTGGATATTTTGAATCAAATTAAATACTTTAACAAAGTCATCTACTCCCATCGATTCAATCTCTTTAGCTGCCTTGATCTTATCGAGAGTTGCTGAAGTCTTCTGATGCTCGCTTTCATTGAATTTGGTTATGATAGATGCCTGTTCTAGACGACCCTTCATCTCACGCTCAGCTGCTAAACTACGGTCACTTTCAGCCTTAGATTGTAGGCTTTCGTTAACAACCTGTTGATTCTGCATCTGTAGTTCAGCCATTTGTTGTTGGTTCTGTTGCTGTTGCTGTTGTTGCTGTTGTAAAGCCTGAATAAGTTTGTCTTTATCTTGCATATCAACATCTGCAAGCAATTGATCCATAGGAATCGGAAGACCATCTTTCCATAAGAAGTATTTCTGACGGAATGCCAGTTGCTTGGTGGTATCTGTTAGAGGAGCATTAGCTACGACTGCATCGTACTTCTGAAATGACTTATCTCGGAACTCATTTGTTGGTTCCTCTTCGATCATCTTACGGATCTTACCTAGGGTATAATTCTTCTGAATGTATGCCCAATGGAGACGGCCCGCATTACGCTGGGACAAGTCGAGATTGTCAAATAACTCTTGTAACGTCGTAAGTGCGGCTCCTTGCCTAAGTTGCTCAGTAATACCCACATCCGAGTCCTGCGCCTGTCCCAAAAGTTCAGGCGTAACACCCGCATTCGATTGAATATCCTCTCGAAGCAAAGCTGTGACGTTGAAGTTAGCTGGGTTGATATTGGCTCCCGGCTTATCGTTAATTGCCTGTAACCTACCCTTCTTAAAGAACCTAACCTTTCCGGGACCGACTTTGAATGCATCTTGATCATCAATAAGAGCATCTTCTTCAACATCAACTCCAGAGAACTGAGCTGCGAGTAAATCCATCTCCAACTGCTTGCGATAGTTGTAGAGGTATTGGCTATCTCTGATGTTTCGGATGATCCCCTGATATCTGAACGAATAATTATTATTAGCAAGATCGTGATAACCAACGAAAGGAGTGAAGGGGTAAAAATCAACACCCAAGGGATTAGGTCCGTCATAGAAACACACGTTGTTAACAATGATAGCCAAGTGAACAGTAGGAACTTTCTCACGCACAACTACTACTTGAGGGAATTGTGCCTTCATCCTCTGCATCTCTTCACGATCGAAATCTACTTCAGTTGATTCATACGTTTCAGGATCGACGATGAATGTAGCCAAACGCTCTGTCGAGTACCAGTATTCATCGTAGGCTAGGAAGTCTTTACGTCTGATGTTATATTGCTGTGGCATGAACGTAAACTTAGTATCGAAGTAGGCCTGATCGTTGAGCATTGCGATATCATTGGCACGTCCAGGAAGTAATTGTTCTACCTGTTTCTTATGGAGATACTTACGAGTTCGTATGAATTGACAGTCTGAAAGATCCATCTCGCGCCAGAAGGCATCCATCATCACCATATCAGCGCTAAAAACCTCTGTGCGAAGGTCTCCACAGATAGGATCACGTCTATAATCGATCCATGAGTGCAATAGACTTAATCCTGTGATACATGATTCTTTGAATGCTTTGCTATATTTCTGGTAGGTATCATCGAAGTAATATGCTGATTGAAGGCATTTAGTGGCTTGAGAGGCAGTCTTATCACTAGATCCATGCACC